GAGCTTTCCGTTGTTCTCTTTCATAGCCTCATTTATCTGGTCGGGCCCTACTTCGAATGGTAGATAATCTACTATTAATTGTCTCATTTTAAACTCCTAAATGTTCTCTCATAAATTTCTTTAAATAATTGAGGATTCTTTTTTGATTCCTTTATTGCTTTATATTTTTTTCCGTTGATTACTTTAATTTTTTCGTCTTTACCTTTTCCTAAAGATTCTATTTCATCTTTCATACCTTCAAGACTTTCGCCTTTTTTCAATGCATTTTTAATTTTTTCATTACCCAAAACTCTATCCAACGCAGATTCCAGTTCTTCCTTTGAATCAAAACTCATATAGCCAATTGGACCCATCATAGCATCCTCACCTTGTATACCAATATGGTATTGTTCGTCATCATAACTAACTGTAAGTTGATTATCCCCCTCATACTCACCACCAGATCCGATATTAACACGATTCAAACCTTGTTCGTTTCCAGCTATATCACTTTCTATTCCGTATTTTTTGGATACATCTTCAGCAGATCTGATGGCTTGTTCTATTTTATCTCTTTCATCATCTTCATCATCGTCATCTTGCTTAAATAAGTAGTTTGGATCTTCTTCACGATCGTCACCATCTCTATCGTCATCATCATCTGCATCTGCTGCAAATCTCGCATCCCTATCCATATCATCCGCTTCATCGTCAGCTGCTCTGTTAGCATCATTGTCAAAATCTCTTTCGAAATCACCTTTACCTAAAGATTTACCTTTTGGTTCTTCTGGCTTTCCACCATCGTCATCACTCTTTTGGTCTGAGGATTTTACATACTTACCAGAATCAGTTTTTACATAAACATCAGCATCATCGTCTTTTTCTTTTCCTTTTTCTTTATATCTACCATATCCGATAGATACATATCTGTCATCGTCAGCTTCATTTATTTTCTGTGCTATTTCAAGTAGTGATATCACTTATCTCTCCCCATCATTATTTCATGTTTAAGACTTTCTAACATTTCTATCCATTGTCCAAGTCTCTTTAACATATAATTCTTATCTACATCTTTATTCTGTATTTCTACTTGCCACCTTTTAAGTAACGTGGAAATGCTGAACAAAGTGTCCATATAAGACTTCTTTTTATCTTCGAAAGGCATGGTATTACTTTACTGTAACTGACCAACTTTGTTTGCTAGTTTAACTAACCTCTCACTTATTTTATTTAAAGCCTTATGTGTATTTTTCCAATATGACCTAGAATCAACATTCAATTCATTTTTAAGACGAACATTCATCTTCACTAATCTGTTTAATTCATTGAGACTATCTCTAATCTCTCTCATAGAACGACCAATCTTTTGTTTTGGTGACAAAGTATCATCGTTTCTATAATCGTGATATCTACCTTCATTAACTCTACTATAACCAGTAGAGCTAGTAGCTATCTTCTTTTTTTTCTTCTTATCCTTCTGTTTACCACCACTAAACGCGTAAGGTGTTTGATAACCCGGTACGTTAGCAGAAGTAGTAGCTTCTTCAAGCTCTTTTTTGATTAACTCTCTGATTATTTCTTTGAGTTTATCTATTTTGGACATTTTCAAGCTCCTTAACTAATTGATAATACCTCATTAGTGTAACTACTTGTTTATCTTCCACAATTCTTCCCTTCATAAGAGCTTCTGCTTGATTAATAGCTTCTTTCAGCTTAATCTTAGTAACTTTATCATCAACTTTGGGTAAAAATGATTGGAGTTTAGATTTTACCCTTAAAGTTTCTGTTTCTACTAACTCTTTTAGAGAATTTGTGTTAGAAATGTTATTTATGTACTCTCTAAGTAATGTTTTTTGTGATTTACTCAAAGAACTGTACTTTTTATTGAATTTTTCAACCAAAATACCATATGCAAGCAATCTTAAATCTTTTTCTTGCTTTTTGTAGCCCTCAACAAGCGCTTTTTCCTTCTTTTTAGAAGAAATCTCTTTTCTTGTAATGTGTTCTACGATTGTAAACTTACTTTGAGTTTCAGATGCTGGATTTCCATCATGATTGGAGTCAAAAATTTTATAAATTGAAGCATTTACTTTATAATTTGGAATCCTAGCCATAAAAAAATCATTTACATCATAATTTTTCTTAACTTCTTTAATTAAATTATATTTTTCTCTCTTTAATTGAGAACTATTTATTTTTTGATGAGCTTTTACTACAGCATCTACTAAATGATTGGCTTTTATTTCAGATGTATAGTTTTCAACTGTTAAAACTCTATACAATTCGTATTCTTTACCTAATTGTGTTTTTTTATTAAAAAATTCTTTTAATATTTTAGCAGCTGCTCCTTTTTTATCATTATTAAGAACATCAACCGTAATTTGTCTTGTCAATAACTCAAATAGTATCCCTGTATTACGGATTTTTGAGTGTTTTGTTTTTGAACTCATTTTAAACTCCAATCATTTATAAAATACTTCATATATAAATATATCATTACTTAATTTTTCTTAGTATTAATAGAAGATACTTCTGATTTATATTCATCTTCTACCTCACTTGATTCAGAAAGTAGAGATTTCGCGTTTGAACCTAAATGTTTGAATAGATTTTCATAGTGTTTAGTAGCTACACCACCATAAGCCATCTTTTTATCGTGAGCTCCTAAAGGATCTCTACCTCTCGCACCACTATCCTTACTATATTTGTTAGCTTCCTTTGGTCTTCCAGCGCCTGGTTGTCCACCTTTTTCTGAACCACCCTCATCATCTAACTCATGACCAGTTCTACCCATAGCTAAATCAGATGGTGTACCTTGCGATTGTCCACTTTTAGCAGGATCGTTACCCTCAGCTTCAATCTGTTGTCTTCTAAATTTGTTTTTATAATCAAATGTAATTTGTTCATCTTGTTGTTTAATTTCTTCTTCTGTAAATCCAAATATATTTTTATAAATCCATTCTGAAGAAACTAAACCATCTCTAACCATTGATTCTGCAAGTGAAGTTTTGTTATTCCATAACTCAATTTTTTCCTGTTCGTAAATTGTAGATGGATTAGTTAGTTTTAAATCAAAATTAACTAACTCTTGATCACGATATCCCTGTGAGTATAAATGAACCACAGCTATCTTTGTCAACTCACTAACTACGATTCTCTGTATTCTCTCAATTGTTCTAGCAAACCTAACATCCTCAGCAGCTAATGTAGCTTTAGAACCTAATCCTTCTTCATATCCTAAGAAAGCCTTTGGAACTCGTAGAGAAGCCATAAGTCTATTTCTCAAATATTCAATATCATCAACAGCATCGTAACTCAAACCACTAAGTGACTCAATATTAGTTCCACTATCTCCACCTCTTACAGGTAAAAAGAAATCCTCTGTGAGATTTTGTATATTGTAACGAAGATTATATTCACCTGTTTTCTCATCAATAACAGGAGCCTTCTTCATCTTATTAATTACCTGTTGCATGTAGTTATCAACTTCAGCTGGTGGTATGTTACCAATATCTAACTTAAATATTCTCTTCTCTGGCGCTCTCATAATACGATGTATCAACATAGCATCTTCCATAAGAGTTAATTGTTTCCAAACCTTTCTACCACCCTCTAACATAGAACGGCCGTAAGGTACATAGTTAGAATCTGACAGCAATCTAAAGTGAGCTATCTCATAGTTCTCAAATGTCTTTGGGTCTTGTTGTTTAGCTGAATGTCTGTTAGCATCACCTTGTGGCGTTAGTAGAAACTGAACTAATTGTGGATTGTCAGGATCATGTCCTTCCATTCTAGCAACATCGTAAGCAGACATAGGAGTAACATTTGTTACCCCATACTTTTCTGCGACTTCTAGTTGTAAAAAGAAATCACCATACTTGTTCATATTACGAACCCAAGGCCATAAATTAAATTCTATATTTAGGATATCGTAAAAAAGATTATGTAATATATCATATATTTGATTATTATCAGTTTGTATGTCTAATACCTTACCATACTCATTTTTCATTGTAGATTCATCAGAGTATATGTCTAAAGCAGAAGCAATTATAGAATCTGTATCCATAGATTCGTAGTCTTTAAACAATCCTAATCTCAATTGTTGTTGATATAGTTGGTCATTATATCCATATTGTTGCATATTAGAATACAATTTAGTATATCTATCAACCAAATTAGTTTGTATACTTGATTGTAACTGTCCTGTATCTACAATCTTTAATTTTCTACCACCTATATTTCTTACGATCGTATTTGTAGAAAATAATCTTTTTAATCTCGAAAATAAATCTTTTTCTGCCATAGTTTTACCTCTTAGTTAATTAACCAATCTAATGACTCTTTTTCTCCATTGGGACCTATTTCCATTTCCCAAGAGTTATTTTTATTGGTTGGTTTTTGTGGCAACATTTGTGAAGATGCGCCACTCAAAGTTCTTTTAGTTAATTCTATTCCTTCATTTCTTAACCTTAATGCAGTATCT